TTTTGCGCTATAGATGTAGATTGTATCACTTATCGTATCTTTTGCGCTTAAACACGCTGATAATGCGTTCTCGCAGTCTTTTATATTGCTTCTTAACTTCTTCTTGTTGACTTGTGCTTGACTTACTCCAAACAATAGAATGATCAGTATTAATTTTTTCATAGTTGAATGCTTGTAAATGTTTTAAAATTATCGGCTATCTCCTCAATACAAAAACCTCTGCGCCCATCTGCAAAGTTCGTCTGCACCCAGTCACTCGCTGGACTCAATGCCCAGTACACATTGTACTCAAATTTAGCGTGGCTGGTATCACGAATTAATTGGTGTTTATCGCCAAATTCGCATACGATTCTATACTTATGTAAATCGTGCTTATCAATATAGCGATTTATGTGCGTTTTGGCTTTGTCGTCTGGCTTGGTGTTAAAGCCGTACTTCAAATGCTTTTCATCCTTTCCGTGCGAACAAATGAAACACCACTTACCCACGAAATAATGACTGATAAAGTCGTTAAATATCTCATACTTAACTCCAGGCAGTAAGTAGCTTAATACCTCTTTAACGTGTATATTAACTATCTTACTAAAACTACCCGAATGATTGTCATTAGTAACATTGTAAAATTCCAAAGGAACTCCAAACTTCGCTAATCGCTTGGCTAACTCTATTTTGAACTGCGCACCTACCTTAAACGCTTCCTCGTTACTCATATTTTGGTCTAATATATGACCGCCTCTTGTGGTCTTGGCATCCCATCCATCCATAAAATCGCCATAGTCGGCTACTATTATTTTAGATTGTCCGTTAAACTGCTCACTTACATAGTAAACTATCTTCTGGAGTGCATCCATCAACTGGAACTCATTCCATTGGCGCAGTCCGTACAAGTTTTCGGTAATGTTTAGTCCAACGTGAACATCTGTATAAGTTACCTTTAAAACTTTATTGCTTGTCGGAGTGATTTTAGGCGCGTTTAAAGGCTTTAAATTACACTCCTTAAGTGTTTGCTTGATTAAGTCTTTATTTAGCTTAAAAAAGGCTTTATTTTGGCTTTCTTTTGTGTAGATTTGCCATTGTTGACCAGTAGTAACATTAGTGCTTAACCTTGATAGTTCCAAGCCATCTGGGACATCTAATAAATTTTCTTGTTGTAGCTTTTCAACTCTGCTTATGACATTGCCTTGCTTGTCGTATTTGCGCTGGGTTTCTACAAAGTTTCGATGAGTGTAAAAATACTTATTAAGGCTCTTGTGATGTAGTCCAGTAAGTTCAGCAACTCGTTTAAACCACTTGTTATTACTTTCGTTTTTTTGTCTTGGGTAGGTGCTTAAGGCGTTTTTACAATTCATTGTTTTGTGTTTTGTTATAAAATTCCAAAAGCCTATCGTAATAACATAAATAAGTGATATTACCTGCGTTGGCTTCTAAAAAGCTAATGTGATTCTGCACAAACTTTTCAGCATCCAAGATAGTGCCGCTATCCAAGTGCATACCATCGTAGTCTTTTAGGTTTAACTGGCTTAACTTGTCTTTTAACTCGTGTAGTTTCACGCTTTAAATATAAGGTATTATTTGTATTTTTCTATTAGGTGTTTATATTCGGGAATAGCGTCAAAGCTTGGGCATTCTTTGATCCTTTCCCACGCATCCACCTTGCCGTTTAAGTTTTTATCTTCGCTGATGTCCCTATGCCCTAATATTTGAACATCATCTATGCTTTGAAATTGTTTAAGGTATAGCAAAGCATTTTCAATCTCACATATTAATGCTTCTTTCTGCGCTTCTGTGCGACTATCTTTTGCCTTGTGTACGTTTGCCCTATCTACTCCACCAATGTAGCAAATGTGAATGCTTGTGCTATTGTAATACTTGACTCCGTTAGTCATTTGCTCGTATGGTGCTAACTGGAATACCTTGCCATCTTCAGCAATTATTCTGTGATAGCCTACGGACTTCCACCCAATAGACTTCCAATGTCTTTTGATGCTTTCGACATCTCCGAAACCAGCAGAGCAATGAATAAATATTCTTTTGATTAATCTCATTTAAATCGTTTACTCCACCATCTGCGGATAAATAAAGATGCTATAAGTATGACAATTGCAGTCACTATACTCGTTATGCTTCTAAAAATCTCTTGAGCATAAAAGTTAGTAGAAATTTGAAAAGGCAAAGTAAAATAGACTCCCATACCAGTTGAAATAGTCAAGCAGACATCCACTATCTTATTCTTAAAACTTTCCGTTTGTATTGACTGAATCAACAAAATTGCACCTATTATTACTTTATCCATTTCTCTATTTTTGTGCGTTTCTAATTAACTTCGCTTTCTTTAAAATCACTTCCAGCACCCATCCAAAAGACAAACCAAAAATGTAATAGATATACATTGGATTTTCAGTCTTCATCGCATCTGGTAAAAAGTTTAACCCAAGCCAATGCACCAAATCTTCGGTAAATACGATAATAGGAAAACACATTAAGAAAAAAGAAATAACGGAGTTGTAATTATCAAGCCACCAAAACTGCCAAGATACTTCTAATGGTGTACGATCCGATTCTATATCTCGAATAGTAAACTGAAACCACTTACTGGTCACAAACGCTAACAAAAGAAAAAAGAAAGCAGCTAAAATAAAGCTACTTTCTATTCCATTAGTAAAGTAATTTGTAACGTAAATGCTGTCCATTACATTATTATGATCTTGTTAATTATTTGGTCATCCTTTGGCTCTCCTTTCCACAAAGTCGGTTTGGTGTTATCCAAGTAAGTAATCATTTGACGTTTATACTTGGTAGCCATATTCATTGCCTCACGCTTGGCGAACTCCACGTTAGCTATCTGCTCGTTACTACCTTGTGCCGTTTGTGCGCCTTTATTCCCAGTCTTAATGTGATTAGCTTTGCTCAAATAAGCTTTTACATTATAAGCGATGTAAGGCTTTAAATAGGTGTCTATTAGCGTTGTATAACTCGCTGGATTAGCCACCACATCATCGTAAAAATCAGCTCCGAATAAAGACAATACTTGTTCCCACTCTACCAACTGAATCAAGTTATCCTTTACGGCATTTATATCAAACGTATTGCTAAATGCTAACGCTTTTATCTCTGCTTTACTCGCGATCATTTCCTACTATTATTTTAGCTTGTTCTTCATCCATTCCCATCATCATTAGCAACTCATAAACTGCTGCTTCGCCTATTATATCTTTATTTTCTAATAGTTTAGTAATAGAGTCTAAGTCGTTAACTACGTTCATAGGCGATTGATTGTTGAACATTACTTCTCCTTCGTATGCAGTACCTTTAAATGCTTTTTGCAAGGCTTCCATAATGATGTCCTGCTCGTTTCTAATTAACCTTTCGGCTAACTCCCACTCGTTACGTAGTTGCTGATTGTTGCCTAAAGTTCCAGCACTTTCTAAACCTGCTAAACTTCTAAACCAGCTACACGCTTTTACAATGTTATTCTCTACTAACTTTTGCAACTCAATAAAGCTGCCCTCTTTTTGCATCGGGTAGGTAATGTATTCGGGTGCTTCAACATCTCCACTTTTCGGTACGATTAAACTCTTACCGCTTCTGCCTTGACTCGTTCCCTTTAGCTGACTTTCTAACTTTTGCTTCTGTCTTGCTAAACCTTTCTCGGCATCTCCATTCGCATCTGTAGTATCTCCAAAGTCAAACATCAAAATGCTTGACAAAGTAACTCCATTCTCGAACTGATTAGCGTTGTACTGCCCTATAAGACTCTCAACTTGTGCATCAAAAAACGCACCGCTCCACATAGGCAAAGGGTAGTCTATCATTCCGCTTTCATATTCCATTATTGGAATAATCGTTCTGCCATCTTCATCGTAGTTAGGATATAATGTGCGCTCTATTGGTCTAATTCGAGTATCGTTCCAGTCTTTGCTTATCGCTACTGCTTCTGGTTTCTCTCCAAAATACTCCATAAATCGCACTTGCGAAGCATCTAAATGATATACGAATACCTCGCTACCTTTACGGATTGCTTCAATAAAGCCGTAACCATACGTTCTTCTGTCTTTAGCCACTCTTTTAGCCAACTCAAACCAGTTATAGTACTTGTTTAGGTCTTTGGTTAACTTGCGCTCCAACTGCATATTTTCAGTCAATAACGCACCATAGCTAACATACTCGGCAAACGAGTTAATTACCGCTTTCAAAGTGCTACTTTCTTTAGCAAGTTTAGATACCTTTTGAGGAAATAAGTTGTTATCAACTGTGCTAACAATTCTTAAACCTTGTTTGGTAACTATCTTTTGCTTGTCTGTGTAGTCTGGTAACTGGATTACGTTATTCGTTACTTGGAAGCTGCTTTGATGACTTTTTCTTGGATGGTTTTTTATTTTCTTCTGCACGTTCAATGAATCTAATCAGTTTGGTAAATTGTGGTAACAAGCTATACTTGTAAATTAACTCCGCTGAAAGGGTGTTGGTGTCAAGGATACCAAAACCCCTAACACCAATTTTTTGCCCTTTATACTTCTTCTTGTAAACCCACATTATACAGATGTTGCTGCTACTAATTCTGCTACGATTTCCGCTGGAGTTGTAGCTGGAGTAGATGCTCCACTAATACCGCTCAATACACGCAAGAACTCGCCTTGCTCTGCCATCATAGTAAATGAGAATAAGTTATCGTCTGCTTTCGCTCTACCACTTGTAGATTCAGCTGACATAAACGCTGCGAATGCCTCATCTCCAAACTCCTCATCGTAACCAATAAATAACAATCTGTCACCATCGTACAAACGAGCTACCATATACTGCTCACAAGAGTCTTTGATTGCTTGTATTTCTTTACGTTGTTCTTTTGTTGGGTTAGCTACTGCAAAGTTCACTTCTACTTGGTTACTTCTTTCCATTGCTTCAGTTACTTCACATTCTCCACGCTTGAAATTGATTTTACCAAAACCAGTACCTGCCGTTGCAAACACGATATTTGTAATGTCGTGACTACTTCCTAATGTGATGCTTAAAATATCTGCAACTGGAATGGTATAGAGTTCTTTGACTCCTGCCGTTCTTGGGCAGTTTGCCCCTGTACCTGCTGCTAAACTTAAATTTGCTGCCATTTTATATTATTTTTTTTTGTTGTTAAAAGGGAGTGAATTAACACTCCCATAATTAATTAATACTATCGGAATAAAACGATGTTCTCGCCATTTGTGTAGTTAACATCAAAAGCGTAATCACATCTGTAACGTACTGTTCTGTCGCCAGTTACTTCGTACTGTGGCAAGATAGATACGTTATTCCACTCTGCATCCAATGCAGTTCCAAAGTGTAGATTGCTTACGTTAGCTGCTACGATTGTATTTGCAGATACGAAAGGCAAAATAGCCAAACGATTACCCAAGAAATCCAATTCTTTTGCACCAATGTAGTAAGATCCTGCTCCGTTAGCTGCTGCTGCTTGAGCCAAAGAGTAAGCTTTACCCAAACCTTTGTTTCCAAAAATGTAGAAATCTGGATCATCTTCTACTGACTCGCTCAATCCGTTGTATACGCTTGTCAATACTGCTAAAGCGTTAGAAGAGTTAATGTAGTTGATGTTACCACTTGTAAAAGTTCCAGTAAATGCACTTGTATCTAAAGCAATAGAGAAAGTAGTTAAGCTCAATACTGTGATAGCATAAGAAGCACCATCTAAACCACTCCAATCAGTTCCAGAAGAACCTACCATAGAAGAGAAAGTAACTACGTCGCCAGTCTGCAAGTCAGATGTGGAAGCTACTGTTAAAACTGCTGGAGATGCTTTAGTAAAAGCCGTTACCGCAACTTTATCAGAATCTAATTTGCTTACATCTGAACCAGCTTCCATTAAAGGAATCAAACCAGTTACTACGTTAGAAGAAGCAGATACTGTAATTTTAGATAATTGACCAGCAGCTACACTACCTCTCCAGATAGAAGCGTCAATGAACTTAGAACGAATCAAAGCTTGTTGCTCAATCAAAGCTTCTTCGATAGTTGCTGGAGGAACGAAATCGCCACCACGACCTCTTGGCTGCTGACTTGCATACCAAGTGCCATTTAATGATTGGTAGTCAAATTCAACTGCTTCCATAAATTTCTTTGGATCAAGGTATTTCTCGCCCAAAGTTAAAGACCCTGCGCTATTGAAAGCTGCTACTGAATCTTGAACAGTTATTGTGTTAGCCATAGTCTTTACTACGGCTCTTGAGTCAATATCAGTATGTACTGAAATTAATCCGTTTTCAATCGTTCTTCCTCTTAAGACCGACTGCGCTATTATGCCTTCTAAATCCTTACCAGCATAAGTGTTTGGTGAAATTGTTGGTGTTGCCATTATTTAATGAAATTTTGAAAGTTATTTAAATGTTGTTTCCAAGTCGGCTCAT